ATGCCTTCAATATCAAAAAAGAAAGTAGACGAAACATTAATACCGCAAAATATTGAGGCCGAAGAAGCAATTCTGGGCGCAATTTTGGTTAACCCTGCCGGACTTGCAAAGGTTTCTGATATTTTGCAAGCATCGTATTTTTACAAACCGGCTCACAGATATATTTATGATGCAATGCTTGAATTGTTCAATAATAACGACAATATTGATATTGTGTCTGTGTCTGACGTTTTGAGCTATAGCGGAAAACTTGAAGCCGCTGGCGGCAGAGCATATATTAACGATTTGGCTGAAAACACCGTTACAACAACAAACGTTGCATATTATGCAAAAATAATCAAAGAAAAAGCTATAAAAAGGGCTTTAATCAATGCGGGGTCAGAAATCGTAAGCAAAGGCTACGATTTGGAACCGAGCGAAGCATCTATTGAACAGGCTGAAAAACTTATCTATGATATCAGTTCAAACAAAACCACTTCCGACCTGATTCCTGTCAAAGATTTGGTATTAAATGCTTATGATAAAATCGAATACCGATACAACCATAAAGACGAATTAGGCGGAGTAAGTACGGGTTTTGACGGTTTGGATAAACTCTTAAACGGATTACATAAATCTGACTTAATAATTCTTGCAGCACGTCCTGCAATGGGAAAAACAGCGCTTGCTTTAAACATTGCACAAAACGTTGCGATAAAAGAAAAAGTTCCCGTTTGTATATTTTCTCTTGAAATGTCATCAGATCAGCTTGTACAAAGAATGCTTTGTTCATACTCTGAAGTTGATTCTCAAAGATTAAAAACAGGTCAAATGCAGCAAAAAGACTGGGAAAAACTTACAATGGCAATGGACGATTTTTCTCAATCAAAAATTTATATAGATGATTCGGGCGGATTGACAATCACGGATATCAGAACGAAATTGCGCCGTTTAAAATCTCAGGTAAAGGATTTGGGACTTGTTGTAATTGATTACTTGCAACTTATTGAAAGCTCGGGCAAGGAAGAAAGAATCCAGCAGATTTCTGCGATTTCAAGAGGTTTGAAAATTCTTGCAAAAGAATTGAATGTTCCCGTACTTGCACTTTCGCAGTTGTCAAGACAGGTTGAAAGCAGAAACGATAAACGACCTATGTTGTCAGACTTGAGAGAATCGGGTTCAATCGAACAGGATGCCGATATCGTAATGTTTATTTACCGTGCTGATTATTATGCAAAACCCGAAGAATCGGAAGAAGAAGAAAGCATAAAGGCAAATTCAAAAGGCTTATCTGAAATTATTGTTGCAAAACACAGAAACGGACCTGTCGATACGGTCAAGTTACTTTTCCAATCAAATATTACGAAATTCAAAAACCCGCTCAAAGATTCGTTCGATGCATTTTAATTATTCTCGAACGGAATGGAAAAAATTTGTAGTGTTCGGGTTATGAAGTTTTTATACAAAAAGCGGTTTCCATTTTGGAAACCGCTTTTTGTAATTGTATATTTTTTGGAAGTTATTATATTTCTAAATTATTAGATAAGATATCCATTTCTTTAGCTGAAGCGTAAGCGCTGTGGCAGCCGCAATCTGCATAGATAACTTCACCCGTTGTGCCTGTTGAAAGGTCAGAAGCTAAATATAAACCTGCTTTACCGACATCTTCCAATGCAACGTTTCTGCCTAACGGAGAACGAGCTGCGGCAGCTTTAAGCATTTTCGAAAATCCACCGATACCCATTGCAGCAAGTGTTTTAACGGGACCTGCCGATAAGCAGTTAATTCTGATACCTTTTTTGCCAAGGTCAACAGATAAAAATCTCATTGAAGATTCTAATGCTGCTTTAGCAACGCCCATTACGTTATATCCCGGTAATGAAAGGATTGAACCAAGGTATGTCATTGCAAAAATTGATCCGCCTTCGCCCATAATTTTTTCTGCGTATTTAGAAATTGTAACAAGAGAGTATGCGCTGATACCCATAGCAAGATCCCAACCTGCACGAGAAGTATCAATAAATCTGCCTGTTAAATCTTCTTTGTTAGCGAAAGCAACTGCGTGGATAACGAAATCCAATTTGCCGTAAACTTTTTCGCATTCGTCAAAAACTCTTTTAACATCTTCTTCTTTAGTTACGTCGCATTCCATGATGATTTTAGCTCCAAAACCTTCAGCAATCGGACGAACTCTTTTTTCCATAGCAGCGTTAGCATAAGTGAAAGCGATTTCGCCGCCTGCATCGTGAATTTGTTTTGCAATACCGTAAGCAATACCGTGAGTGTTACTTACACCAAAAATTAAACCTTTTTTTCCCTTCATTAAATCCATCTTTAAACTTCTCCTTAAAAACTTAATTTAAACTACAATCAGATATTAACAAAAATATTGTTGTAAATCAAATGTGAAGAAAAATAATTTTTCATGACTGCTTTGAAAATATTTTTTATAATTGAAAGTTGATAATGAAAATTTGTTTAGTGTTTATGCATACTTTCTATTAACCCTCGCCCATTGTTGGGAAAAAGGGAACAGCTGTAGGTCGGCATTGCTATGCCGACAACAAAAATGGTAGGGTGCGTTTGCGCTCCGCACCGTTAAAATTGTTCAACAAGGTGATTCTTCGCTTGCGCTCAGAATGACAAAATTTGTACCACCCATGCTCGGTGATGTTAGGAGGGGGCTTTTCCCGCAATGGCAGATAGCAAGTCAGAAATTGTGAACGCTCAGAATGTCATTAAGAGTTACGGTTTTATACTTTTTCTTTTATAAAATATTCAACAGGTTTTTTAAAATAATTGCAAAATTTGAGTGCATTGGTTAGGGAAATATTATGTTTACCACTTTCAACGTTTGATATGTATACGGAACTGAAATTCAAAATTTCGGCAAGGTTTTCTTGCGAGATTTTTTGCTTCATACGCTCTATTTTAATATTGAACCCAAAAGTTTTTAGCAATTCTTTATCATTCATAGTTTAAATTTATAACCTTGACTTTATTAAATCTATAAAGTATAAAATAAATATATAAACTATAGTTTATATATATCGGGTAAATTATTTTTAAGGGTAAATGAATGAAACAAATCGACTGCATGAAATGGCTGAATGGTGAATGCAAATCAAAAATCGGTGCTTTCACATTATCAGAATTACTAATAGCTTTAGGCGTAATAGCGATATTGACTGCAATTTCCATGCCTATAATTCACAATTTATTGCCTGATCAAAATGTCGTTATGGCAAAGAGAGCATTTTATACAACAGAAACAATAATAAGCGATTTATTAAATGATCAATATTGTTACCCTATCATAATATGTATTTATTGATGCGGCAAGTTTACCTTCAACTTGCAAAATCTGTCCCGGCCACTTTCTTTTTTTAGTTCTTTGCTTTTTAGTTGATTCTGCCAAATCAAGCCATTTGTCAGGTCTGCCTTCTTCCTTAAAATTCTCTTCGGTTGAATAAGCAAATATGCCGGCAATATTTTTCATTAAAGGGCGCAGGTTCTCAGTCTTTTTTGCAAGATCAAGAAGTTTTTCGTGGACTTCTTTATTATCAAATTCAATCTCTATCGGTTTGTCGCTCATGAAGTTCCTTAATTGGGTAATTAGCAATCAACAATTCTTTAAAAATCTTTTTGCGATTTTCAACATCAGAACGGTTGTTAATCCCGTTTAATCTTTCAACTTCTATCATCTCAAAGCCTTTATATAATTCTCTGATTTTAGGGGAATCATCGTATGAAAGTAAAAATCTACCTTTGATATTGCCTAACCCACTTTTTATGTTATAATTTGCTCAAAGATATCTATATAAATATAAGTAAAGGATTATAGTATGGGATTTTTTCTTAGAAAGAGAATAAAATTAAGCAAAGGCGTGTCATTAAATCTGTCAAAATCTGGTATCGGAATTTCGTATGGTGTAAAAGGTTTTCGTATTGCACAGAAACCAAATGGACAAACACAACTTAATGCAGGTAGGTACGGTTTGTACTATAGAAAGAATTTGAATACAAAAGATAATCAAGGAAAAATTGAATTGAACGAGAATGACAATAATTGTAGGGAATCTATAGAGGAAAATAATTCAGTAATAACTGAAGGGAATTATGATAATCCCATTTTTAAACAATATGCAAAACAAACAGAAAAACGTTTTAAAAAATATTGTATAATATCTGCTATTATATTATTGACTCTAATAATTACCCATCACCCAATACTTGCAACATTATTTGGCATATATTCATTCTTTCATATACGGTTAAAATATTTTAATGTCGATGGCATAGTAGATAAAATATATGAAACTGCTTGTGATTTAAAAAATAATAAGGAGTATGATAAGGCGATAGAATACTTTAATGCGGTTAAAGAAATAAGCCCAGAAAGAACTGATAAATGTTCAAAGATAATCTTTTATTGCATAAAGTATAATAATGATTTAGAAACTGCTTATAATTATGCTGTTGAACATAATGTATATTTTACCAAATCAGAAGAGAAAGAAATATTGCAAGAACTCAAAAAATATGATGACCTTATTGAGTTTATTCAGTCATCATACACAAAAGAAGAAAAAGACAATAAACCCTCTTTATATGCGGAGTTAGCAGAAGCTTTTATAGCAGTTGGTAAAACGGATATTGCATTACAAGTGTTATCTAATGGACCTATTTCAAGGAGAAAAATGGACAATGATATGTGCTTATTTAGGTATGCTCTTGCTCATTGCTTTGAGTTACTAGGAAAAGAAAAAGAAGCTAAAAAGCAATATGCAAAGATTTATGCCTATAATACCAGTTTTAAAGATGTTGCATTAAAAATATGAGCTATACACGATGAAACAAAAAATAAAAAACGTACTAAATAATTCCATTTTCGAAAAGTCAATTTTCACACTAATTGTATTAAACTTAATTGTTTTCATATTAGATACAATGTCAGGTTTTCATAATCAATTTGGTGGATTGGTTCGTGGCTTTGAATTTTTCTCAATTTCTATATTTACAATTGAATATATCTTGCGTTTAACAATTTTAGAAAGTCTGAAAGAAATTTTCAAACCAATGATGTTGATTGATTTTTTTGCTGTATTCCCTTATTATTTAAGCTGTTGTAATGTTAATACCATATTCTTAAGAATTTTTAGACTATCGAGAATTGTACGCATTCTTAAAATAGCGAGATATTCTCAAGCAATAGAAAATATTAAGAAGGCGTTTCTTTCCAAAAAAGAGGAACTTGTTATTACTTTTTCAATACTTGCAGTATCTGTATTATTGTCTGCGATATTTATGTATTTTGCTGAACATAATGCACAACCTCAAGTATTTTCGTCTATCCCTAAGTGCATATACTTTGCAATTATCACTTTCACGTCAGTAGGATATGGCGACATAACACCAATTACACCTTTTGGAGAAATTGTTTGTAGTATAACTGCAATACTAGGAATTGGTATACATGGATTATTTATTGGAGTTATAGGTGCAGCTATAATGGCAGCATTTAAGGAAATTAAGGAGTAAATTATGAAGAAAATTATTGCAGGAATTATTTTAACGCTTTTTACACTCACTCTTGTTGCCCCAATAGTTGAGGCAAAAAGTTATAATCATTCTTCTAAAAAACACGTTGGTTCGTATGTTAAAAAGAATGGTAAGGTTGTTAAAGGACATACAAAAACTGTACATAAAAAGCATTAATAAGGATTATTAATTAATGAACTTTCTAAAGGTTATTAACAATCTTATACATAGTGGTAACAAAGGTAATGCTTTAAATTATATTGAAACTATACCAAAGAATATAAAAGACTTACTGTGGTTTGCTGACTCTGTACATAAAAACTATGAAGCACCATTAAAAGATAGTGGTCGGTTTATTTCACTTACAACAAGTAACATTGAGCCAAGTGTAATATTAACAAATTTACCAGTTATTGCAGGAGTTCCAGAAAAACTTGATTACTATCCTAAATATTGGGATATATCACCACAGCAACGTTATGTATATTTAAATTGGTTATCAGATATTTCACAGCCAATAGAGATAGGATATGTGTTTTTATTTTATTACGGTTTAGAAAGACATATTCTACAAGGTAATTATAAAACGGCATTTGAAACAATTTTAGAACTAAGGAAATATCATAAGAACACATCTTTTATGAGTTATAGCCAAGAGATTTTGCTATATGCCTGTATCATGTATAAGGATTTTAATTTATTTAAAAGATTTATTGAAGTCTCTCCGAAAAGCGATATAGAAGTTAATAACCTATATATTGCATGTTTAAAGAATGCTAATTTAGGATTAACGGCAGATGAAATAATTTCTCTTGCTTCTTTAGTTAACTTCAATAATAGGAGATATATCAAGGGAGAATATGAACGCTTTCTTACTAATTTACAGAAGGGGATACTTGAAAAATATGGTAGTGAAATCTTTGATTTGAGTAATTATAGTTTTGATTTAAATAGTAAGACAGATTTTACTATGTTTGCTAATTTTGCGGGAGATTTACATCCAATCAGACATATCAATATTCCTTCAATGTTTGATAACAATACTTTTATAGAAGATGTAAAAGCATTATTAACAAATGCTCACGAAGCTACTAAGAAGGAATTACAGCAGATTAGAAAAGAACGAAATAAATCTTGAAACATTTTAATCATTTTTCATTTACTTCTAAAATATCCATAATATTCGGTTTCATTTCAACAATCTCACGTACATCAAAAGTTCGAGTTCCGACTACTCTTTCCCACATAATCCATATCCAAATGGTATGTTTATGCTAAACAAAGAGCAAGAGTCGGTCTAGATGACGGATTAGTATATAAAAGATGTGAAAAATGGAAGTTTGTAGATGGTCAAAGTGAAAAGGATAATGCACAAGAAAAACTATTAACATTATTTGCAAGTAAACTGGATGTTAAAGAAATAAAAGATAACGGCAAAACTATTCTTACTAAAGATGGAATGATATGGACGTTTTCAAATTCGGAATTAAAAGCAGGCATACCAAATTCATATATTTATTTAACGGTAGATGTTAATGGAGATAAAGAGCCAAACTGTGGTCAAACGAGCCAATCAACGAAATGCCCGAATACAAGAAAGTACGGATTTGATAAATTTACAATGAAAATCCTTGCACGAGGAAAGATTGAAATAAAAGACTGCTGGGCAAAATTAGCAGTAAGGGTAGATAAAAAACTAACGGGACGTGAAGATATAACATCTGATTGTAAAGAATTACAGACTGCGGAAGATAAGGCGAAAGGCTGCACGGGCAAAGTGGGTGATTTGTGTATAAAAGGCAAAGCAGCAGGCGGGAGTGCGCAGGCGTATGACGAGATGTATAATAAGCTAAAAGAAAAAGACCCGAATTATACAAGACCGACAATTGTTGATAATGATAATGTTCTTCAAAATAATAACTGGCAAATGGCGATGGATTATTGTGAAAAAATCGAAGGCGGGCACATGCCAACAGGAGCGGAACTTGCGCAAATTGCCGCATACTTGTATGATACGGACATTGAAACGATTAATAATCATTTTACCGGTATATCGGGATTAACGATGAAGAATAAAGACGAAGTATATAAAAGTTTAGGGTTAGATGCTTCTGTTTCTGATTTTTATTTGTGGTCATCAGATATAAATAATTGCTGTAACGGTCAGGCGGTGCATGGTAGAAATTTTAATAAATCTGGCACAGACGGATATTGGCATAACATTCCGTACTATACGATTAAACAGGCAGTATGTATTAAAGATTAGCAAGTAGGGTGCGTTTGCGCTCCGCACCGTTAAAATTGTTCAACAAGGCGATTTTTCGCTTGCGCTCAGAATGACAAAATTTGTACCACCCATGCTCGGTGATGTTAGGAGGGGGCTTTTCCCGCAATGGCATTGTTGTTGGGCAAGTATGCCCAACATACAATACCCACACCTCGCTCGAACTCCGAAAAACGGGGCTTCTCGCCTCGTTCATTGCAAAATAAAAATCCCGTCAGGTTAAAACCCAACGGGACTTTTATTTGGGCAGAAAGATGCTAAACTAGAACTTTTGTGTAAAAATTTCGTGCAAAAATTAAAATCAGATAGTATACTATACCTCGATTTTTTACTTGATGAGTATCAAAATATAAAAATCCCTGCCTAAATATCATTTATATACATTTATATAAAACACAGATACTAATAATACAATCACAACCATTGTCAATAATAAAAATGCACTATGGGTACCATTTGAATAAATTTCAAAACTTTCCAATATAATTGCTGCAATTATACCACCCCATATTGATTTATTGATATAATGTACATCATGCTTTCTTATTTTTTCTTTATTCTCAGTGAGATATTCAAGCATCTTATATAAGTTAGGTTTTGGGTGTATTGTATCTTGAGTATAATCTGAACATTCTATTATCTCTTTAATTATTTGATTATAATACTCAGCTGCAACCTCGTGATGTTTTGTTTTGAATGCAATTCTTGATAACCAATCGTATGCATGTACTCTTGCATTTGGTTGATCTTTTGCTATTTCAATGGCTTTTTGAACAAAAATTAAAGCTCTTGAATATTTGCCACAAAAATAATACATTTTACCTAATGCCAATAAAGTATCAAAATTTGTCTCCATTTTAAAAAGCATCTCAATAGTTTTTTTATATTGATTTTCTATTTCTTTAGGTAATTTGTTACAAAAGAGGTTATTTAAAAAATCATATTTAAACTTTTTTCTATAAAAGTAATATTGAGCTTGTGCAATACCTAAATTTAGTTGTATATCTTTATTCTTACGACATAAAGCTTTTTTATAATAGACAATTGCATCTCGATAATTTCCTAATTTATAACAGATATATGCAAAATTTGAAAGAAATCTACTATGATTTGTACAGTAAAATATATTAATTTGTTCTTCTAACATTACTAAAAGTTCTTTTGCCATATCTGCTTGGGATTTATTATCAGGATATCTAGTCATTCCCTTTAATGTAATTTTAGAAAATTTTAAGTATGCAAATCTTTTACTTATATCTATAAAAACTTTATATGCCCGTTTATAAAAACCTAACTCAGCATAACTTAAAGCTGCATATATAAGACAAGAAATCTTATTGTTAAAATATGAATAATCCAAAAAACCTAAATCAATAGTTTTTTGCATATTTTTTACAGTTTTTAAAACCTCAATATATTTCTGCTCTTTAAATAACCTACTAACTTCATTTTCTTTTTGAACTAGATAATGGAGTTTTTTATTTTTTGTTTTGCCCATCTCTATTTTTTACTTTACGTTCTGTTGTATATTTTTCATACTCTTTTTTGAGATCGGTATTCCTGATAAACTTAATAAGTTCAGGATACTCTAAAATATTGTTAAATACAGTATTCCCAATAATCGGTTCATATAATACCATAATAAAAATCCTTATCTTTGTATCTATATATTATAAAACAAATAAAAAACTTTTTTGACCCTCTAAAGGGATATTATCACAAAAGTTTTACAAAATAAATATTAGTAACATTTGTAACAAATAGGAGATATTTATGAAAAATAAAAAATTAAATTATGCTATTGCCTTTGATGGTAATGTTGTGTCCAAAGAAGAACAGTTGAAATTATTTGCAAAATTGATATTTTGTCTTAGAGATTTGCATGAGTCTGATAAATTAAAGGACAAAGACTGTAAGAGTCGATAGAACTTTAAAAAGTGCTGAAATTATTGTAAAATAACAGTCGGTTTGAAAAGAAAGAACACATATATTGAGAACTATTTCGTGCAAAAAATTGCACCCTACTTGCTTCGAACCAGGGGTAAATGATATTGTTAAATTTGCTCATCTTTGCTTACACGAAGAAGAAACAATTGAACAAGTTAAGGAATTTCTTATTATTTGTAACAATTCTTGATTTGCTCGTTACATTTAGGCAATTTCTAAAAAGAAAATGACTTTATATAAACATAGGGGAAACACAGGAATAGTTTTATATGAACTTGTCATTATGTAAAAATATTTGTGCACGAATACCTTTTAAAAGAGTATTACCTTTTTTAAAACACTCACGTACAGTACAATTGTCTGGAGCAACAAGAGATGCAATGGAAACAGGATTAAATCAGGCTAGAGTATCAAGATGTGGTTTATTTCCTAGTACACGATTAAGTGAAGCACCCCAAATATCTATTAATATTGGCAATGTACCAGAAAGGACAGTTGGGATATTTGCAGCAACAAGAAATAATTTGAAAGAACTAATAAATTCTATCGGGGATGATTTATCAAAAATAGTAGAATATAACAAAATAACACGTCCGAATGGAAGATTTGTAGTTATAGATAAAGCTAATAGCAAAGCCATGCTTTATGAAGGAGATAAAGTAATTACACGTTTTGATGTTGGAGTTGGTGAATCTATTGGAGATACTTTAAATAATGTGTCATATAATTATGCGACTAAGACATTTGGGAAAGTTGGTAGAACCACTCCTTCAGGGGAATTTAGAACTGCTATGCTCCCTGAAAATTGTGGTAATAAATCAGATTATATAGCTAATGGAAAAACTAATATTGTGCTATTAAATGGAGTGATGCACCCCGCCAGCTATGGCCAAAATACTTCACTAGCATTACATCAATTTCCGAACAATGTATATGAACAGCGTTTACAAGTCCTTAACTCCGAAATAAAAAGAAAAGGAGTATCTACAGGTTGTATTAATTTTAAAACAGAAGATATACAATATTTAGCAGAACAATTACCTGAAGGTACACCTGTTTACGTGTTACCAGAAGAAGTCGGTAATTCATTAAAATTAGTAGAATTACCTAACAATAAAATGTGGTTCAGAACACTGTATAAAGATAATGAAAGAAACAATAATCTTGAAATTGCAATAAATAAATATTTCGGTTTTAATTAGCATATGTGTTGGGTAATACTCGATGATTACATAGTTTGTAGGTTGGGCATACTTGCCCAACAAAAGCTTTTTGAGTGCAAATATTGGGACAAAAAGTACAAATTTACGGACATTTTAGTTACCAAAATCGGACATTTCGGACATTTCAACTTAATCAACTTCCGACCATAATAAATTGGCAAACGCTGGATTGCTTCAGGCTTTCGCCCTCGCAATGACATGAATACCTTCCGACCAAATGTCCTGTTAAAAGGTAATTATTAACTCAACGGCTTTCAATTTATTAAACAGATAAAAACTCTAACTTATAAAATAAGCAAAAATAAAGGACAGAATTAACTTCTGTCCTTTATGGTGGTGATAACGTCGCTAAAATCGAACTTTTATATTCAAGAATTTGTTAAGTCTTTGTCCGATGTTGTTTATTTGTCCCGCATTCGCGAATATAAAAAATGCGCATAAAAAAAGCCCGCATTTCTGCGGACTTTATTCCCTATAAACAGAAGAAAAGGCACTATATAAGCACCACTTAAAAGATGAAAAAATTATGCGACAAAAATTTCAAGTTTTCCGTTTTGTGTCTGCAAGCCGTCAACATGTACCCACAAATATTTTGTTGATTGCGGACTTTCAAGACGCTTGAACGATTTTATTCGCCCCGCATTTATTAACGTTTCAATGTCCTTGAATAGTTTTTTGTTGTCGGAACTGTGCAAATCAAACGCGATTCCCAAAGTATGCCCCGAACAATACGGGGTTGTTTTTGCCTTAACAAGCGGGTCAACATTTGAACGCAAGCCACATTGACTTAAATTGCCACCGATATGCCAATTATTTATAATGACCGCTTGCCCGTGATATTCCCGAATCAAGTCAAGGTCTTTCAAATATTGTTCTTGAAAAAACTTCCAACAAAAATTTGCACCGTATCTTTTTGAAAAATATTCAAAAACTTGTTTTGATACTAATTCTTTAATATTAAAATGTTTGCATATATACATGCCTGTTATCCTTATTTTATTATATTTTCAAGGTCTTCAATGCGATGATTTGCAACTTTGATTTGTTCTTCTTTGATTCCGTCTTTTCGTTCCAAATCATAAACGCGCGTTATAAAATTGTTGTGTGCGTCAAGTTTCTTTTGTTGTTCGTCAAATCGGAAATTGACAAGGCGTTGAAAACCCTCTAATTTTCCGATGTAAATTCCCGCCGTTAAAACTTGAACAATCAATCCGACGATTGTCGCAATAACGGCAACGCCCGCCCCTATTATTGCCAAATTCATTACACTTGCCCCCCGATTGCCTGTATGCCCTTTTTGTCAAAATAGTTTTGAAAATGCGCGGGTGTTATGCAATAAGCGGGTAAACCGTAATATTTGCATATATCGTCGTTACATAATGCCATATATTCGGAACAAATCAAGCCGTCGCGGTCTTTTTGTTTGCCGTTTGAATGAAATATTGACGCTTTCATTAACTCTTTTATGTCGCCTTTTCCGTATTGTTGCCCGATATAGTCTTCAAGTTTTCGGACGCTTAACTTCAACGGATAAACACGAAATTCTGATTTGTTTTCGATTTGTTCCCATATTTCGCGTTTTATTCTGCGGACACCTTGCGGAACTCCTAAATTTTTATAACCTTTTGCATGGCTTTCAAAAATCCACCACGTTCCATATCGGTATTTTAAACCGCAAACATGCGTCGGAATGTCTTTTGAATCGGGCGCGTATTCTTGCGAATATTTTTTGATTTGTTTCGCAATAAATGACGTTCCGTATTGTAGCCCGATATATGTCCGACGTTTGTCTAAATTATCAAAATTAAACATTTTCGCCCCCGTTACGCTTCAAATATGCTTTTGACTTCTTTTTTAATTGTTTTTGAAGACGATTGTTCAAATTCTTTAAGACTTTGACGTTCGCTTCCGCGATTTTTTCTTTGATGTCGTCCGTCAATGCGGGCAATCCGTACGTTTGCGCATACGCGCTGACCGCATTTATGACCGCAAGTGTTCCCGCTTTTCGTAAATCGTCAACGTTTTTCAATTCGTCCCAACGTTTCAAAATGTTGTCCGCGATAAAATCTTCCACTTTTTCGCGTTTATCGTCTATTTTTATATAGATTTTTTTAAGCATTTTGCCCCGGCCTATCTATAAAATAGCCCTGCCCGAACTCCGACAAACAAAATCGCGCGACGTTTGCCGAATACCCAACCAACCCAACCAAAAAATATTAAACTTCGCCGTGTTTCGCCCTGAATGCTTGTTCGACCATATCCGCCGTGATAACAAGTTCCCCGAACTCTATCGGCATTAAACTTTTTGCAACTCCGCAATAAACATTTTGACAAAATTGTAATTGCATTTTGATTTCAAGATGTGCGTTCAAATATGCGTCAATTTGTTCAAGCGTCAATCCGAACGATACTAAAACCCCGATAAAATCAAGCGCGGTCATAGTCAACTTATCAATGCGGATTTGTTCTTCTATTGCTTCCGCTTCTTCAATGGTTATCAATCTATAACCCGACGGAATATCCCCGAAGTTTTCAATTACATAAATTTTGTCGTCTTTTATCATTCTATGCGTGAAACGATAATCTTTGAAGACTTGCCATGCCTGTTTTTCAACGTCAAAAACGGCGACTTCATTGTCTTTCGTCTTCGGCGGTTTTATGTCCGTTTTACCCTCGCCGATTTCGTCTTCAAATGGTATTGTCATGGAATATTCGCCCGTTTCTAAACTATAAGCATAAATCATGTTTTAACTCCTTTTCTATTTTGTACACCGATTTTCTTGCATTTCTGCGAATCATTGACCCGCGCCAACTGATAAAAGCGCGCCAAATTTCTTCTTTTGTCATAATCCCCGCATTGTATAATTTAATCATTCGACGAAAACGTTTCCTTGCTCTCGTAATGCTTGACCGACAAGGCTTTTTAATTATTTTGTTATTCTCGCCGATTTTGTATCGCGTTTTTAAAAATACAAAATGTTGAGTTAATGGAACAATTCGCGTTTTGTTTTCATTAACAATGATCCCTAATTCGGAATACTTTTCTTTTAATATTTTTAAAAATTCTTTTAATTTTTCTTTGTCTTCACACAATATATAAGAATCGTCCATGTAGCGACCGTAATATTTAAAATTATTCTTGATAAAATGGTCTATTTTGCTAACGTATAAAATCGCATGAAATTGACTTGTTTCGCTTCCTAATCCCAACCCCGTTTTGTATGCGGTAATTCCGCCGACGATTAAATTTTTGACTTTTTCGTCTGCAAGTTTTGAATTGTAGAAGTCGATTAACGGTTGATGTTGTATGTTTTCAAAGTATTTTCTAAAATCGACCGTTAATATGTAGCCTGTTTTATATTTCCGAAGAAAATCACGCAAATGTTTTTCAAACAATCTGCTTGCATATAATGTCCCTTTGCCTTTTTGACTTGCCGTGTTTTCTTTTATGAATGACGGCGCAAATCGCAACATTAAAATTTCGGAACAAATAAGCGATTGAATAAGTCTTTCGGAAAATTTAAGACTTTGAATCTCTCTTGTTTTTCCACGTTCTGAAATATAGAACTTTGAAAAACCCTTGCGGATATCTTTTCCCGCAAGTAAATCGTTTCGGCTCTCATAGATTTTGAATAAAATGTTTATATTGTATCTTTGGACGCTTTGTTTCCACCTTACGAGCCGACTGCATTTTTTGCATGCGTTATACAAAGATTGCAAATTTGCGATTTGTTCTATATGTTCAGGAGGTTTTTGTCGTTTCAACTCGCGACGTTCACGTCTTTTGCTTCTTCTGCTCATAATATGCCATGTGTAGATAATACAAGACAATATTGTCTTGACCTTTTTATTATTTTTCGCCTACGGAATCGCCAAATATAAAACAAATATCAATCGGTCAAATTCTTTGCTATGCACGAATTAACGGCGAACATTTGTCGATTACATGACACCAATTTATGAACGGTTTTTGCGTTCAAGGGTCTTTTGTTCCTTTCTTAATATGGTATTGATTTCACGTTTCCGCTACTACGTCAAACCGATTAGAAATCCGAAGCAAACCGAAATATTAGTGTTCGTGGCATTGTTATTGTTGACATTACCGTTCGCGTTGACATTGCACACATTACTCGGAGCATTACCCGACGGGTGTTTCAACAAAAAACCCATTATTGACACTTCCTTGACGCGTCCGACTTTTTCCACGCTTTAAGCAAGGATAATTCGACGCAAAGAATGTCGATAATCTCGTCTAAACTTTTAATTGTTACCGTATCGACTGTATTTTCTAATGCAATAACTAAATTTTGAAGTTGAAAACAATTTGCAATTGCTTTGACTTGATATTCTTTTCGCTCTTGCATTTCGATTTTAAAATTTTCTTTTGTCGGAAATATTGAATTTGCAAAAGTTATATTGTCCACCATTTCATTAACTTTATTTATTATCGGCACGCCGATTAAAAGTCGATATTTTTTCGGGACAAATTTTTCTTTTGTACAATACTTCGTCAACATCGCCTGAAGTTTAAGCGCGTTAATTATGAATTGCGTTTCCGTTTCCCCTCTCAAACGTTTATAAACATTTGACATTTAATTCCCCTTACCGCCCACACGAGGTGGGCGGATTCTTGATTCAAAGATTAGCCAATACGAAAGCCGAAGCAAACCGAAATACTAGCGTGCGTGGCATAGTTATTGGTGACACGACCGTCCGCGCCGACACCGCACACACTACCCGGAGCATAACCCGACGGGCAACACAACCAATAAGTTGAACGCGCGCCGTCAATTGCGCTTGTTTTTACTCTCGTTTGCTGTCTGAATAACGGGTACATCTTCGACAAATTACGGGTCAAGTTATCAAGATTCGCATTGTCGTTGTTTCTGTTGTATGAGTTCGGCTGATAACCGCAAATCTCAACTTCATGCGGAATCCAAATTTTGCCCATGTCGTGCCATTTGAAACCCGTCGGATAATTGACTTGTTTGTTTGCGTCGTATTGTTCCTCTTGCCAATTCCTTTTTTGTATTAAAACGTTTTGACATGCTGTCGGCAACATCTGTAAGATACCGCCCGAAGCACAATTCAAGCCGTGTTTTAAACTTCCTTGCGCTGATGTTGAATAATTATTAACCCCGTTACAAACTGCATAAATTCTTGAAGATTTCCATGGGTTTTTCTCGGCTGATGTTCCGTTGTTTGTGTTCCCCTCGTTCCACATACAAGTTGCGCCGATTGTGTTCATTGATACAAAGTCGATATGGTGCGGGATTGGCTCGTCGCCTGAATTGTAATATGTATCAATGCCCGCTACTTGCATTTTGTGCTGTTGATTTGCGGGAATTGTAACCGCACCGCCGATTGTTCCGCCTGTTAAAGTCACGGGGATATAATCGCCGATATGTATTCCGCTAAAATTGCCCGCTTGGATTCTTGCTTTTATCCATGCCCAAACGTCCCCGTTGTAACTTGCTTCAATTTCTGCGGAATGTTTAACGGATAAGTCAACAGGGGTGTATAATCCGTCGCTACACGCGCGAATCATATTAACCGCCGAATCGGTCAAGTTATCAAGATTCTTTGTCGCGCTGTTATTACTCAAACCACTAACGGTACTGTTCAGCGTTCCAAATGCGTTGTCGATTTTGTCCCAATTGTCGTCTAAATCTCTTTTGAATGAAAACGTGTCGTTTGTGTCCGTTTCCATGTTTGTTTTATACAAATTTAAGTTTGTGCTGTATGTCCCCATTTTTTATACTCCTTTTATTCTATGTAACAAAACAAATTCTTTTTTGTTGATTCCATTTCGCCTTTTGTCATAACGTTGTCTATATTCTTTTTGAGCAAAAAGTTATAAACCCATGAAACGATAATATGTGCGGGTTTGAAATCATCAACCATGGCTTTTAAGTCTTCCAAATCAGGCGGGATTCCGTATTCGCTGACGAACTCAATTCTTATTATTCCGTCGTTTGCGAATCTCTCATTTTTGTATGATTCCATTTCGCCTTTTGTCAAAATTCCGTCAATTTCGCCTTTGCGAATTGCCCTGTAAAAATCAACTTTAACTTGACCGTTTCGCCACGCGTCGCAAATGCTTTGAATCAACTTGACGTCATTATGTCGGCTTGCGTTCCACTTTGCCTGAATTTTTGCCCGTCTGTATATCAAATCATTATCCGTGGGGACAATCTGCAAATGTTTTTCCCACCACATTGCGCCGTTTTCGTCTAAACTATCAAAAAAACAATTATTCTTGATTGAATCACAAATCAAACTAATATTATTAAATACTTTTGAAATTGCTTCGGTAAAGTCATTTATAAAAGGGTCTTTCCTATATACAACATTTACAAGCGCAATAATTTCGTTTTTTATTGTCATTCTAACCCTCGAATTTTGCTACGGTTAAATTATTCAAAACTGCAATTTCGACTTTTTCGTTTGAATCTGTCAAAACGATATTGTCTTCCGCGTTATTAACCTTTAATGAATCTTTGTCATAATCAAGAACACCGTCGGCTTTTAATATACAAGCCCCGATTTGCGCATAACTGATATAAGAATCAGTAAAGACGGTTGTTTTTAAATATTCTTTGATTTCTTTTTTGATGTTTTCCGTAACATCTGTAAGAACTGCGCCCGATTTCAAAATAATATCAACATCGACGTTGATTTCTTTTGCGCTTGCGCTCTCAACTGTCGTATATGCCCCGACGGACGCTTGCCCGTTACCATAACCCCAACCGTATTTTATAGCGGACGTGTAAGAAAATTCGCCCGCTTCGGCTGTTTTCATGCCTGTTTGCAAATCATAATCGGAATAAACTTTTTCGCCCGCTTGGACACCGTCTTTGTTATAATTTTGAACATATCCCGTTATTGTTCCGTTTGATACCTTATACCCGTAAGGGTCAATATATTTTTGAACTTCGTTCACAAGCGCGTTGTCTGCGACTTCTTTGTCTGTGTTGATTATAACAACTTTGACGGTGTTGTTTCCGTCCCATGTCGGTTTTATTTTTGCGTCGCCAACTCCCGCAACTTCTTTCGCCCACTTTTTATAATGATATTTATTATTTGACGTAATAGGTTGACGCAAATCTTCCAAATATCTTTCGATAATTGATTCTTTTGTTTCTTTGTCGTAACCGCCTGTTGTTGCGTTTGTGTTTGTTACGCTTGAAATCCCTGTAATACTAACGGGAATTACAACGATTGAATTTACGGGAACATTTCCAACCGCACCCGCTTCAACGCATTGAATCGCGAAAGTTCCCGATTCAACGATTGTTTTTGTTTCGGTCGCCACAAATTTTAATCCCGATTCCGTTTGAAACAAATCGCCCGTTGTTATTGTTCCGTTGCCTGTTGCGGTCAAACTTCCTGTTGCGTATGTTGCAACATTCGCAACAACTCCGCGTCTTTGATATACAAATTTTACAAGGTCGTCATATTCAAAATTGTTTATGTCGCCCATAGTGCAAATATACTTCAACTTGTCATATATTGCATTAAGTCCGCCTTTTGCGATTGCTAACGCATAATCCCAACACCAAAAGCCGACCGACTTTTGATATTTTGACGGAACTTCCGTCAATATGTCCGAAGCCATTTCTTCGGCGGTTTTTTCGATTTTAAGAAACATTTATAAAATCCCCTTATTTGATTAAATACGACACGTCGATTGTTTCCGTTATCAATTCACCGTCAAACAATTCAACTTGAACGTATATTTTGACTATTTTCCCGACTTTTTCCATATTAAAACTTGTCACGCGATTAATTGCGGGACATAACGGCAAACCCTCGCGGATTTCGCGTTCAACTTCCGCTTCTTCATATCCGTTATTTAAAGTTTTACGTCCGAATAATTTGCGAATAGATGTCCCGAATCCTGTTCCGTCATATATTTCATATACGTTGCGCGGGGTAATTACAAATAATGTAATCCATTGACGAATCGCGTCAACGTCCGTGATTTGCTTCGGGCTTCCATTTTCAAATATGATAGATTTTTTTTCATAGTCAAAAGACGGGGTCAATCCTAAATCCGTACTTGTTGAAATAACTTTTTCGCGCTTTGTTTGCGTTTCGTTTTCGGTTTCTGCAATAATTGTCGGAAACATTATTCTTGCACCTCGTTTAATATTTTGTCTATTAAAACAAACCTGTCTTTTTGTTCTAAACTTGCAATCAACACATGGTCGCCGATTTGCAAATTACATTTTAAAGCAAGTAATTCGTCGCGAACTCCTAAAATCGCGCCCGCAAGATATGAAATTGCGTCGGGCATTTGACAAGGCGACCCCGTGTATGAATGCGTTTCGCTTATTGCTTCCGCATTGTCTGTATTTTCGGGAACGCTTGAAGACAAAACACCCGTCTTGTCTATATTGCAACGAAGACGGAAAAATTCAGAAATCAAAAGTTCTTCATTTTCGGTCAACATGATTTTGCCGTCTGCATAACTAACAATAACAAGCGGGTCAATTTTTTCAACACGGGCGATAATTCCGCTTTTTAAGTCTTTCGGATTATCTCTTTTTTTTAGATTGTCCGCTAATAGATTAAAAAAGTTTTTTTGTTCTTCGCCAACTTCCATGCCTGTTATTCCCTCATTGTTAAATTGACGGTTACATTTTCAACGTTTCCGTCGGGTTGATGATGTGAAGACGTAATCAAAAAATCGCCCTTGATTCCGTATAATTCGCAATCAATCGGCATTATTACACCTTTGTGCATTCTATAATCGCCAAACATTGACAAAGATATTGATTTTGATAATTTGTTCAATGTTGACAACTTATCGGACGCGATTTTTTCAAGGTTGTTTGTTTTTGATGTGTCTATTGTTTCGACTTCTTGCAAAAGTCCGTATTTTCCGATTGATTCTGTATTTTCTACGGTCACGCGTTTTCGGTTTTTGTCGGAATTATCCGCAATTATTACGCGATTTCGTAAATCTTGCATGGACACTTTAATATTTGTCGAATTTATTGTTTTTTGCGACGCAACGGAAAAAATACCCATGTCGCCTGTCAAATCCGTTATTGTTTCATACGGTAATAAATCAAACTGACCTTTTGCGCATGTGAAATATACGTCTTTGATTGCCCCTTTTGCTTTTGCGTATTCTATTAACTGACTGAAAACGTCTGAAAGTTTTTTGTCTTTGAAAATTTCCGTTACTGTTGCGGATATTTCGGGAATCGTCCCGACGGGGATTCCGTAATTTTGACAAAGTTTCGTCAATGCGTCTGAAATTTTGATTTTTTTGAATTGTTCAATAATTTCATTTTGATTAATATAAAATCCGCAATCATAGCCCGAATAATGAAAAATATTTGCTTCGGATTGTTCAAAATCAGTAATAAGCCCCTTTAAGACGGTTTCGCCCGTTTCGCTTATTATTTGAAACATTGACCCGACTTCGTACGCTTCGCACGTTGAAAAAGAAAATGTATTCGCGTAACTGTCTATATCGTCCGACCATTCGGGCGCGATTACATTTGAAATTTCTTCCCCGTTTATCAAATATTTATACGACATTTATATCAACCCCACCTTTGCAAGTGCTTTTTTTGCGACGCTCTGAATTGCAATCGTTTTCAAATATTGCTTTAATGTCGGCGACCCGTTGACATAGTCCCATGCTTTTTCGGGAAATTCCGTCAAAGACAATGAATATTTTATATCGCTTGCCGTATCGACCGCATACGAAAAATCGTCAATCGTTGCCAACATATTACAAATCGGTTTTTTGCTTAACGATGTTATAACAATACGAATCGGGATTTCTGCGTCCACCGCGTCTTTTAAAAAATTGACATAATCCCAACCGTTGACCCTTGACCCAACCGCCATGAATCCGTAATTTTTGAAGACGGGAAATATTGACGACCACGCGACCGTTTTCAAGCCTTTTTTGCCGATTAGACGTATATTGCCCTTAACCGTTTTTGTTGTGTCATTTTCCCCGCCGTCTTTGAAATCCACATCGGGCGGAACAATAGGAACAATAAAAAGATTTGTTCCGTTTATGTCTGATAATGTTATATACATGTTATCTTACCGCCATAGCACTTTGTAATTTTCGCGCGAACGCGTCCGTCAACTGATTCAAAAATTCGTTATTTCCAATCATATTTCCCGCAATATAAACATTGACGGTTAAACCGCCACCGCTGTTTTTTGCCATAGTTTCGGAAATATCATGCGGAATTATCCGCGACCCTTGTGGCAAGTCCACAATTTCCCCGCCGAACTCATTTATTCGGGTAGTACCACCCGAAAAATAAGAAGTTCCGACGGCATTTTTTTTGACTTTTGTTCCGTCTTTTGTTTCGACTTCGGTTTTGCCTTTAATATGGAAAAACTTTTTAATTGCGTTGATTGCTTTTCCGACCGCTTCCGTTACTTTGTCCCAATTCTGAACAAGCGCGGTTAATAACGCAATAAGTCCGCCAACCGCAAGCGCAATTAAACCGATTGGATTCTTTGCACATATTGCATTAAACAATTGCATTGCCCCGCCTGCGCTTTGTATTGCCTTTGTTAATAATTGCATTGTCGCAATCGTTGTTGAAATTGTTTTATAAGCAATCATCGTTCCTAAAACGGCGCTTGCAATAACGCTTAAACCCTTAAAATGTTCAATAACAAATTTGATTGTATTCGTTAAACCTTGCAAAACGGGCGTCAATGTCGCTTTGATTTGCGGTAAATGTGCGATAAGTTCGTCCGCCAACGATTGAATTGTCGGCATAAGTTCCGCGCCAATTTGATTTCCGAACGCTTGAAAAGCGCGTTGAACGGTGTCGATTGTGTCTTTTAATTTGACCGACGCGTTGATTGCGTCGTCTGACATTCCCAACCCCAAATCAACAAATTTTTTGCTTAATTCGTCAATATCACCGCGAACGCCGTTCAATAACGGTCTTAAATCACTCCCCGTTTTTCCGAAAAGTTTTTGCGCCATGTTTGCTTTTTCGATTCCGTCGGGCATTTTCTGAAATGCTCTGATAACTTCTTCGAATGCCTGTTCTTGCGATTTGAAATTCCCGTTTGAATCTTTAACGGAAACGCCCAAACGTTGAAACATTTTTTGCGCTTCGCTACCTTGTTTCGTGGACGCGACCATTTGTTGCGACATTGTTTTCATGCCGACTTGCATTTTTTCAATGTCCGTTCCGCTTTGGGACATTATATAATCCCATTTTTGAAAACTGTCGCGCGACAATCCGATTTTTTGGGACATTTTGTCGATACGGTCGCCCGCTTCCATTGTCTTATTAACAAGAACGGACGCGCCCGCAACAACCGCGCTAAATCCCGCGCCAACTGCAACGCAAGCGCCTTTTAATTTCCCGCCCAAATCCTTTGACAATTTGCCAATTTGCGCGTTCAATTTTTTGGCTTCCTTTTCGGACATATTCAATTGATTAGCAATCTTTTTAATGTTCGGCGAACATTTGTCTTGTAATGCCATTATAAGACCGATAGTGCGTCCCATGTTTGCCCCTTTTCTTCATAATCCACGACCATTGACGCGGTCATGAAATATTTGTCGTAAATTGATAAATTGTTCAAATAATCAAGCGAAAATCCTTTTTGCAACCAATAATGCAAAAACCGCATTTCGCCGTCTTCATTTATTTTTTTTTAATATTTTGAACTGCCGTATTTGCGCCGTAAATTTCAAGAATGTAGTTTCCTAATAAAAGAAACTCGACAACGTGCGAACCGTAAATCGTTTTTGGCAATAAGTACGGGTCGTCGATTTCATATTCTTTTAATAAATCTTTGTTGCGGAATATCGGACAATTTTCATATATCAAGCGCGAATAATAGTACGATTCATCGCCCGAATTTGAACTTTGCGCGTTTTGTATTACGTCAATAACACTTTGTCCGTGTGTGTTTTCAACAACGATGTCGCCGTCGAATAAATCCGAATGAAAAGGCGCGGGGGTTTTTTCAATAACCCCCTTTTTTGCCAAAATCATTTCGGTTGTTACGATTTTATTTTTTCCCATGCCCGTTTACTCCCTTATGTCAAGTCTTGGTAATAGTAGTCTTCCGCTTCGTACGGGATTTCTTCTTTTGCGACGACTTTTTGTTCAAAATTGATTAAGTCTAATTCGCCAAAAGTAACCCCTTTAATAACGGCACGTTGCATCATGCCCGTTTGCGCGTTTTGCATTAAGCCGATTAACTTAATTTCGGGGGTATCGCCGTTTTTGTATTCTTGCATAATACCCGCGATTGAATTATCAACTTTCAATTTTGAAATTGTCCCCGATAATTCTATCCCGACAAGACGACGGGATTTTGTCAACTGACCTGATTTGTTTATGTCTTCATAGACATTTGTTTGATGTAATACGAACGATTGAATTGTCGCGCATGGTATATCGTTTATCCACAAGCGTCCGTCCGTACCGTTCAATGTTTCATTTGTTTTGAATGGCATTTTTGTATTCTCCTATATTGAATTAGTACATTTCTACTTCCATGCTCATTCCCTCGATTGCGTCAAGGAATTTCGCATTTACAAGCGGATAAATCATCTTTTTAAATGTCAATTTTTTGATTTCCATATCTGACATTTTGTTTATTTCGTCCGCGTCTTTTCCGACCGCAATCCACATTTGACGTTGTTTTTTGACATTTACGTCAACATGGTTGTCATATTCAGGGTCAAGAACTCCCAAATCTTCAAGTTGTTCAAGATAATAATTACATGCGGAAAAGAACAAACATTGATTATCATATTTGTTTTTGTATTTTCCTTTGTAGCCTGTGCGGAATGCGTAAATTATATCTTCTTTAAGACGTTGCATGTCCTCAACGATTGCGATTGATTTCATGTCTTCGGTTATGTTTTCGCCCAAAGTCAACAAAGTATTGACGGGGCTTGCAACTCTGACACCTTCTACTTCGTTGTATAATGTGCATTGCCCGTATTTGATTTCGGACGGCAATTCAACCGATTTCAATTCGTTAAATACTTTGTATGATATTGATTGATTATACGGACACCCCGCAATAACCCCGATAAGAATCGGCAACAATTCAACGGTATTGATAACGGTTGCGTTATCGTCTGCCAAAACTGCGGACGGATTGTTGCAAGAAACAACATACATTGAATCGGCTTGTAAATTATATACAAGTCCGAATTTCTTTTTTTCTTTACAATAAGACGCAACTGTCGCTTGTTCGGTTGAATCCGTTGTAAATAACCAATTCCAATCAAGCAAATTTATTTGTTCAACAACGGACGACAAAGTCGTTTTATATTCTAATACCGTAACTTGAATCGCACCGCCATTAAATATTTGTTTGATTTGTTTTTCCAACTGTGCTTCGTCTTTGTCAAGACTAAAAACCGCCGACCCGAACACCCTTTTTCTGAATGTTTCGTCTTCGTCTAATTCTGTATTTTTAATACAAAATAACACGCGACCTTTTGTCCCGGCTGCGATTAAATTTGCGATGCGCTGTTTGAATATAACTTCAATCGTCGCTTTGATGTCATCAATAGTAATTGTCATCGTTTTTACTCCTTTATATTGTTGTTATACCTATGTCCGACATTGTGTCGTCGTTTTCGTCGTTATCGCCCGACGGGTCGTCTGAATACTGCGTCAATTCGGCTTCGTTTTCGTTTTCCACCGTCATGTCGATATGTTCTATATCTGCGCCCGTTTCGTCTTCTGACATTCTTTGCGATAAGACAAAATCAACGGTCAAATTCAAGAAATAATCTTCTTCATTCAGATTGCTTTGTAACGCGTCTTTTTGTACTTGTACGATGTTTGTATCGTCCGTAATAAATAAAGGCTTGTTAAAAGCCCGCGTGAACGTTTCTTCAATTTCTAATAATTCCAAAAGTTCTTCTTTTTCGGCAAAATAAATTATATTGAATGAAATTCGGTCTTCGTAATACTCCACCGCCTGTTGTTCAAAATTTTTGCCGATATATTGAATATAAAAAGACGGGTGTTCAATATTTTTGATGTCTTTTTGTTGAACGGTTATATTCGGGAACGTTTCTTCAAGTCGTTCGCGAATCGCCCTGTATATTTCTATTGTCGAAATCATAACGTCACCAACTTGCTTTCATTTCTCCCGTAAAGGTTGCGCCCTTTTTGCCTTTCATGTCCACCGTATTGTCAAAATATTTGTACATGAACATTTCCGCGTCGTTCAAAAAATCGTTTATGAACTCAATTTCTGCGTCTTTGAATATAAATTTTCCCATAGTGAAGCCCGTCCCGCGTTTCATTGACGCTTGTTCGGCGCGTCCCGCGCGTGTAGTCGCGCGCTTTGAACTGCGGGGAACATTAACATGCCCGTATTCAATCAAGTGGGCATGGGGCGATTTGTTATATGCTCGGCAACACAAATCATTCGCGTATTTGTACGGCTTGCCGACTTTAAATCCTTTATGATATGATTTTGATTCAATCCAATTCTTTTTCTTGCCCTTTGAAGTTCCGACTTCTTTTCGGGCGATTTTCTTTGCTACTTTTAAACATTTCGACGCTTCTTGCTTGATAAATTTTTCCGTTTCTTTCGGGAAGTTTTCTTTTATATCTTGCATTAAATGTTGCTTAAACTCGGACAATTCCGAAAATAAAAAGCCCTCTTGCGTTGACATAATAAACCCCTTTTATATTTTTTCGGTCACGAAAACTTGCAATTCTTCATGTTTGAATCCGTCATCAAGTGAATAATTAACTTTGAATGTATGCCCTTGATATTTGATAATATGTTTGTCGGGCAATATTTCGGGGAAATTGTTATAATCCCATGAAAATTTATGCGTAACGGTCGTCATGACTGTATCGGCGGGACGACCCGTCAACAATCCGCCGACGCGCGTTTCGATACATGCGAATAAAGAAGCAACTTTGACCGTTTCTTCGTCTTTTTCGCCCAATCGGTTTTCAACGTCGCTTTGTCTGACTTCGTAAATATCAATTAAGCGGTTATATTTACCCCTGTTCGTTGTCGTCATTGTCGCCCCCGTCGTCTTCAAGTTCCCCGCGTAATTTTATATGTTTTATAATTGCGTCCAACGTATAAGGGACGGAATTTACCGTCTTGTCTGTTACTGCTGAACGATTATCGTATAAATGCGCGACAAGAAATAAAACCCCTTGTCTATATACCTTGTCATTGTCGGAATATTTGACGCCCGTTTGTTCTTTGATAAACGCTTCGGCGACCGCGACTAACTGTTCGATATACCTATCGTCAACGTCATGGTTTATTCTTAAATATGCTTTGATGTCTGATAGTGCAATCGACATTGTTTTTAATCCTTTAATCTGATTAACTTAAAAAGAGGGGCGCGGGAATGTCCGCGCCTGTCCCAAATACTCCCCTTTTTTCTATTCCGTATATTTTGCTTTGATTAACGCAATTAAATCTTGCTTATTTGTGTATTCGTATTCAAGTTCCAAAAGTTCCGCAAGAACTTTCAAATTGTCAACGGTACATGCATTTAATTGTGTATCTGTCGGCGTTACCGCAAGAATTTTTGTTGTCAATGATTCTGCGGTGTCTGCTTCGTCCCCGTCCGCCGAATAAGTTACGCCCAACTTATCCGCTAACGCTTGCAATTGTGCAAGTGTCGGTGCTACGGCGGGGACTACGCTTTTTTTGTCATTACGACAAACGCTTCTTTCAAGCCGACATTGCCGTCGCCTAATGCCATAACCCTATAACATACATCGCCTGAACGGAAACCGACGGATTTGTCAACCTCGACGGTCGGTTCTTTCACGAAGTTGAAGAAATAGAACGCAAAGTCACCGAAAATAATTGTATCGTCAGGAACATCATCGTTTGCAATAACGGGATAACCTAACAATTTACCCTCAAACTTGCCGTCCGTTTCCATTTTAAAGATAGGACGTTTATTATCATCTAAAATTGACGCGATTGTTCCATAAATAAATTTGCGCTTCGCCATTAGAACGGCATTTTTTGCATACCCCGCGCCCAATGCGCCCAATAAAGTCATAAGGTCGGTATATGTAAAGCCTGTGTTTGCTGATGTTTGAAGTTTATCACTTCCGATTGCGGTTATAATCCCCGTAGGTTGTGAACTTCCTGACCCTTTGATAATTAAATAATCAACAAGGGCTTTGATTTTCTTAACCAATTGCGCAACGATAAACGATTCAAATGCGTCAATTGACATTTCTTGAACTTCTGCCGTAATACTGATTGTCTTAATCAGTTTGTATGCGGTCAAGTTCAAATTGCCCATTGTGTCGGCTTTGTCTGTTACGCTTACTCCCTCGCCTTTAACTTCCGCGTCGTTGATTGTACCCTCAACAGGCATTGAAACATTAGACGGAATATGCAAAACAGTAACCAACGGCAACACGATTGATTCTTGTTTCAACTTTTCAATAATTTGATTTAAAGTCTGCGTCGGAATAACTGCACCAACTGAACTTGAAGCGGTTGTCAATGCTCTTTCTTCTGCTTCGTTCAAAACTTTACCTTGTAAATTTTTGAAATATGCTGAACGATATTCTTTTGTTGACGCAATATCTTCGACTGCTTCTTGCTGTCTTTCTTCGGGTTTTTCAACAACTGTCGTAACAACTTCGCCTTTTTCGATTGATTTTGCGATTTGCGCGCGTTCTTCAATCTGTTTTTGTTCTTCGCTTAATTCGCGTAATTCTTTTTTAACATCTTCAAGATTGACATCTTTTTCGCTCTCTAACAAAGAACGAAGTTCGGCTTTTCTTGCCATGATTTCTTTTAAAGTTTTCATTTTTTACTCCTTTTTATTTTATAAATACGTTTCACAAATCAATCGTTGAATTTCTTTTGCTCTTTCCATAGCAACGATTTCTTTTGCTCGTCCGTCAAAATAATTTCGTGCTTCAACGTTTGTGTCGTCATAAGCGGGAATATCCACCACGCTTAAATCATATACACGTTTGATTTTTAATATTGTTCTTGTGTGTGTTTTTTGATTGTATGCGTCTTCTTCGCAACGGAACGCAAACGAACATTTGTCAAGTAAACCGTTTTTAACATTTTCGTAAATTTCGTTTGCTGACGGGGTATTCAATAAAGTTGCGCGGAACTTCAAACCCTTTTCGTCAATAAATATTTCAAGACTTTTGTTTCGCGTTCTTGCTAATATTCCCGCGCTGTCGCCGTGGTTGTATTTCAAACATACGTCTTTTAAATCGGCTTTGTCGAATGCTTCTTTTGCAATAACTTCTTTGTATTCTATGCCGTCATATTCATACAATACGGTGGGTTTATCAAATACAACCGCGTAACCCTCTAAAACTTTTTGTTTTTCTTCGTTTTCTGAAAATTTCGCGTCGCGAATTTCAATCGTCCTGTTAAACTTTTGATTCGGCTTCGTTTCCGTTGTTATCGGATTCGTTGTCGTTGTTGTCTGATTTGTCATTTTCTTTTATACTCCCTTGATTTTCGTTGTCGCCGTCTTTGTCGTTATTATCGACTTTTTGATATTTGTCCGCCTTTTTGATGTCAACATAATTCAATGACATCAAGTGTTTGTCCGCGAACTCGTCTTCGATTGTCGGCATTTCCATAATTTCGCATGCCTGATTTATGCTTATAATTCCCAACGGCATTAACTTTGATATGATTTCCGCTTTTGTCGCGTTGCTTGCAAAAGTCAATCGTTCCGTTGAAAATACAATTTCGTTTCCATGCCCGATTTCTCTATCGCTAAACGTTTTATATGTAAATTCAAGCGATAATTGAATCGCTATCGGTTCGATAACTGACGAATAAAAAGCGTTGTATTCTTCTTCGTTATACTTTGACGTGATAATATTTTCGGAAATATTGAAAAACCGATAAACATTTTCGCGGGCGATTGACATTTGTTTGTCGTCCGCCGTTTTCGGTTCAACTTTTATTTCTTTGAACTCAGCCGTCGGGTCAAGTGTTGCGAATCCGTCCGCATTGTTTATATTCAAATAAGAATTGACAAATTCGTCTTTAATTTTTCTTTGCTTTTCGTTCGGTGTTACTGACTTGAATTGAATCAATCCCCGCAAACCTGATGATAATTTTATTGAATTGATTATCCCTTGATTGATTGCCGTCAATACATTCAACGGGGCGCGCAACGCTTCACGTTGTGCCGACCCGAACATGTCGTTTTCGTTAAAATGTCGGCGGATATGGATTAAATCGTCATAAGGCAAACAAACTTTTTTGTTGCTCATGAACGAAAATTCAACAAACATTTCGTTTTTATATTCTAACAATCGCAAATTTGAAAAGTTTATCGGATAAAAGCCGATAATATTTCCGAAGCCGTCACGATGAATATACACAAACGCATTGTTACAACAACATAATTGCGTAACGATTTTATATATAAAATCGTATGTGTTCATATACTTATTCGGGCGCAAAAATAATAAACGATTAAGATTGTCGTCAACAATTTTTTTGCTTTTGCGGTGTTGTGGCTTTAATTTCGCGCAATTTGTCGCAATAGCATGAATGCAACTTCGGATTGTTGCGTCGTCGTATATATCGCCGTTGTAACTTGTAACATGCCCGAATATCTGATTAAGCAACTGAAAATTTGTTGCACCCGTCAATTCGCTTTTTGCGGATTTTCCGAAAAAGTCTGTTATAAGATGTCTTAATTCAAACATTTTATTCATTCGTAATCATCGCCTTATATTCTGATTCAAAATCCTTGTATGCGACGTATGAATCCAACAACGACGCACCACCGTCAATCCTCAAACGCGGATTTGATGTTTTACAAGGTTGAATATTGTCGTTTTTGTCAATATCAACGGACATATTCGACAAACACCATCTTGTTATCGGATTGTTGTCATAAATAATATTTTTATTTGTCAATTCGACCCCTAACATGCGCATGGGATTTGATAACGTTTGTTTTCCTTGCGCGACGGGGTACATAACGTCGCCGAAATTGTCCGTCATTTCCTTGACCCAATATGTCGCGGAATAACGGTCATATCCTATTTTGAACGGATATAATCCGTATTCGTTCATAAGTTCGACAAACCATGCCGTAATATCGGACGGGTCAATCAAACTTCCTTTACATAGTCGCAAATATCCCATTGAATACCACTTGTCATACGCGATTTTGTCTTCTCTGACGCGCAAGTCCAACAAGTCTTCGGGTAGCCAATACATGTGCTTGCAATATAACTTCGGGGAATCGGGCAAACCAAAAAGAATATTTGCGGACGTCAAGTCGGTTGTTCTTGATAAGTCCGCCCCGCCGAAATAAAATTGCGGACGCGGTTCAAAATCTTCAATATTGAAACGTTCTTCGTTCAATATCGCTTCAAACGTCAACCATGCTTGTTGCGACGTTTCGCGGATATTAAATTCTTTCGTCAACAAATTTGTAACTTTTAAAGGGTCAAGTTTTGCGTTATTGACTGCCCTTTTGAGATATGCCACCGATTTGCTGACATTCAAATTCGGATTTGCTTTGACCCACTTTGTTTCGTCTGTCCATTCGGAACGTTCGTCAAGTTCATATATAACGGGGAAAAAGTTTTCGTCGAAAAAATCTTCGGACGTTGAATCAAGCGTTTTCAATAACGCTTCCGCGTCGTTATACTTCCCGTCGTATAAATCTTCGCGAACTGTACCCGCCGTCGTTATTGCAAGGATAATCGGTTCTTCACGCGCTGATGTTCCGTCTTTGATTACATCATAAAGTTTATAACCGTTTTTCCATGCATGGATTTCGTCTAATGAAGCAAAATGCGGATTCAAACCGTCAAGTGTGTTGTCGTCGGAACATAACGGCTTAAATTCCGATTCGGTTTCCGCAAACTTAATATTGTTTGTTGTTATATTTGTAACGCTTCGCAATACGGGCGATTTGCGAATCATTTTTTCAGATTCGCCCCAAACAATTTTCGCTTGGTCGCGTTTTGTTGCGACCGCGTAACATTCCGCGCCTTGTTCGCCGTCTGCTATAAGCATATATAAACCGATTGCCGACGAAATAATCGACTTTCCGTTTTTTCTGCCTATAACCAAAAATGCTTCTTTAAAGCGTCGGTGTCCTGTTTTTTTATAAACAACACCGAACAATGCGCAAATAAAAGCCTTTTGCCATAATTCAAGGACAATCGGTTGACCGCCCCATTTTCCTTTTGAATGTTTGCAAAAATCTTCTATAAATTCGACTGCCCGATTTGCGCGTTCTTCGTTATATATAAAACGGTCGCCTTTTTTTAAACATTCGACAATATGTTTATATATTTTTCTTACTTTTTTTGATGTTACAATTTCGCCCGATTTTATTTTTTCGTAATATTCAAAAATCGGATTAAGCGCGACCCCTTGCGAAATATTTTTCAAGTTGTTTTTTTGCTTCGTCGCCACTCGAATCGTCCTTTTGTAACATGTCAATAAGAACTTTCATTGATGATTGAAAATTCTTTTGCATAGTGTTATAAATCTTTATTTCGACGCTTTCTTTATATCCGAATTGATTTTTTCCGTTGCAATAGTATTCTTTGACCCCTTTTGCTTTGATTGTCGTCATTAAGTCGTCAAGCGTTACGGACATGAACGCAATATTTTCAATTAAAGAATCCGTAATTTTTATCAAATTTTCGTCAATTTTTGATAAAATTTTAAGCAATTTTTTCTTTTCCGACTTAATTAATTTATCATTTTTTGCAAGTCGAAATTTTGCAACGGCTTCGTCTTCGGAATCCGAAAAAATATTATTTTCTTCTATGTTTTCGGAAACGTCGTTATTTTGATTTTTTTTCTGCTTACTTGCCATAAATTTGAAAATTTTTCCTTATACCACACCCCCCATGCAACTTGACGCGCATTTTTTGAATGTGGGGGTGCGGTCTTTTGTGTTTTTGTTAAGAAAATTTACAAAGGGGGGATTGAAAATCGTCAAACCCCTTGTCGTGATTGCTTTTCGGGTCTTCGTATTAAAAAGCCGAACTCGTCAAACATAAACCCCGCGCGCGTTGCGCCGTGCTTTTGATTATGATGTAGCGCGTGGCATGTCTTGCATAACAATTCAAGGTTGTTGAAGTTAAGCGCAACATTCGGGTCGTTGATGTTTGTTTCGTTCAACATTATTTTGTGATGAACTTCCGTTCCGTCTGCGCTTCCGCAACGTTCGCATATCCCCATGCGATATGCTTTATATGCTTTTTGACATTCTTTCCACGCTTTTGAATTATAAAAAGGTTTTGCAAACTTACGCGCCATTGATTAACTATCCCGAACAATAAGCGCAATAAAAAGCGCAAACAATAATAAATGAATCATAATTGAGAGAATGCAAGCAAGGAACTTTCGCGCCTTGCTTGACTTGGATTTTATGTTCTTATGAACAAAGAAGACTTGAAAAAGACGCGCCGTAACGCGTCAATACCCGTTCGTGCTTCTTGGCACGTCGGTTAAAACTTTTTCTTATATAAATAATACGCATACAAACAAAAGTCTTCGATTGACATTCCGTTCGTTACGCTTTTAATATCTTTAATCAAATAAGATTCGCCATGCGTCAATGCGTAATCGTGGCATTTTGCGCATAACGGGACGGAATTATAATCGCGTTTCATGGGTCGTTGTAAATGATAAACCATTCCCCCGCGCGCCCCGCAACGAATACAAGTCAATTTGCTTTGATGTAGCAAATAATATGAATCAAAATTCGGGAATTGAAAATCCTTTATTTTGTGCAATTTTTCGTCGTCAATGTTTTGTGTCCAACAATAGCGCAATTCGGGCGGTAAAATAAAACCGTCGAATATTTCTGACGAATCAATAAAAAAAATAACTTTTTCGATAAAGTCCGACGCTTCGGATTTTGTCATTTCCGAAAGTGTTTTGTTGCTTTCAAACGTTGCCCCGTTCGGTAACGTCTGCAACTCATAAACCCCGCATTGTTGATATAACCATTCTTTTAATGCGTAAATCGGGAAATCATAACCCGCATTTTGAAAATAACGGCGAATTGCTTTGATTAACCCGCCGAATATAAATCCTAATTGTTTTAAAGTTTTTGATTGCTTAACGACTTCGTATGAAATATTAACGGTTGACCCGTATTCATAATCGTTCAAGCAAGTTTTAAGAACGTTTTTCAAATATTGTTCGTTGCTACAACTGAAATTCACGCGATTTTGTCGTCCTTTATAATTTCGTCTTGCCCGTACCAATCGCAACGCTTGACACGGATTCGGACGACTTCGCCTTTGTTGTTTTTGATTTCTTTATTTTCGCCATAACATAACCCGAACGGCGCGCCGTTTCCTTGTTTGATTTTCAAACTTGATTCGAAATAAACAACGTCTTGTTTTTCGATTGCATTGTCTATCAGGTCAACGGCTTTCATTCCCGATTCTTTTTGAACAAAAATTTTGTTGTCTGATTTTCTTTCTTCAATCAAGCAACAAACATCTTTTTTGCAAACGGGACAAGTTCCCAAAAGTAAACGACGATTTCTAAAATTCGCATTGTCATATAAAAACCATACGTCATAAGAATTAAAATCGTTGTTACAATGATTTATTTTCACAAAAGCCCCCGTAATTTATCGCCCGTCAACTGATTTTCGCGCGTCCCCGCTTTTTGATTGCTACTTCTCATGTCCGTGCAAATTACATTTTTTATTTAAAAACATTTTGCAAAAAAAATATATAATCAAAATTAGTATTTTTTTTGATTAGATGTTTTCAATTAGATATTTTTATCTAATTGTTTTTAATTATTTTTCAAGCCACCGTTTTTTGTTAAAAATCAAGTTATATTTTTCAATTCCCCACTTTTCAAAAAAATATTTTTCGTCCATTCCCGAAGACAAATCGTAATTCATTTCGGCGGGAACAAATATTAACTTTTGTAAATGTTCAAATCGGGCATATTCGGCGGGATTTGTTTTTCTGATTGTTTTTTCGACAAAGTGATGTCTTTGATAATTCAAAAATAAAATCGGATTTCGTTCCGACATCATTTCTTCGGGTAAAATTGACCGCGTCAATTCGTCAAAGAAGTAACGCGGATATTTTTTCAAATCGTCTTGCATTGAATAATTTGTCATGTCATGCTTTCTCTATCAATTTAAGTGTTGTTTGTGCCTGTTTGCAATACGGAATATTATTTGTTTTTCGTTCTGCAATACATTTTATAAAATATTTTGCGATTTTTAATTGCGTTTTTAATCTATAAACGCATTTTGACGTTTTTCTAACTTTTTTGCATTCGTTGTCAAACAACAAACAATATTCGTTCGGAATTTCGTTAAAATCCATATCAAAAACGGTTGAATCGTCGTAATATTCGCATTTGCTCATGTCTAATTTTGACATTATCCCCCCTTTATTGATAATCAATCCATTTTAAGATTGTTTCGCCTTTGTAACCTTTTTCAAAAATAAACCACGCGTAAAACTCGGTGGGCGACGATTGACAATATTTGTCAAAATCGCCATTCATAGCGCATTTTTGCCTTGAACTATGAACATAAACATAATGCGGATTGCATTCCCGAAACAATTTCAAACGTTCCGCGCCCTCTAAAAATCGGAACTTCAAAAATAATATTAAGGAATCCCCCCCCCCGCAAAAGTTCAAGCCCCTTGCGGACAAATTCAACCGCGTTTTTAAACGGCGGATTCGTCATTATATCGCACCCGTTCGGGCATAATCTGACGCGGTCTTCAACTGTCGCATTCAAAAAATCAAGTTCAACGCAATCATAATCGCGCCTTACTATATCAGAATTAACGACATTGTGCCCGTATTCTTTTAATACTTCGGAAATATGACCGTTCCCGCATGCACATTCCCAAATTGTCGGATTAAATTTCAAACCGTCCGCAAGCGCGCTATTCATAAACAAATAAACGGCTTGCGGGTGCGTCGCATAGAAGTCTAACGTTTCACGCTCTTGTTTTGCGCCGTTACGCGCGCCCATTTGTAAATTAAGATTTGTCGCCATTTTCGCCCACCTCTTTTTCTAAATATTCAACAATCCCGTCAACACACCTGTCGTCGCAATTCCCGTCAAAATGTCTTTGACATATCGGACAAACCCCGCGACAATCCCCGACGTTATCAACTGCGACCGCATACGCAAAATCGCGCGTCGGCAACTGTTTTAATAAATCAAATTTTGTTGTCATTTTCCACCGCCTTTTCGATTGATTTTGTCATATTTTCGCGGGCTTTTTTGATTGCTTCGCATTGTTCTTTTATTTGTTTATCTTTCATTTTTTCAACAACTCCCGCGATTGCGCGACGAAGTTTTGCGTTCATAAACGGATAAACGATTGATTCGTCGTCTTCTTTTTCTGCGTTCGCTTTTATGAATTGATTGACCCACCGACGTAATTGTCCCGCCTGTTTTATGCTCAAATATCCGTATATTTCGGGATTGATTATGTCGTCCGCCGATGATTTTTGTAATTCGGTTTTTAATTCTTGCGCGTGGGCGCGCATGTGTTCTTTTTGTTCGTTCGTTTCTGCTTTAATTATTCTTTGTTTTTCTTCCATGCCTGTTTACCTCTCTTTTTGTTGTTTTCTTTCGTCGTCTATCATACAAATTATTTTTTCAAATACCCGCGTTGACGCCGTCGGATTATAACCGCCCGCGCTGATTCTATATTTGAGATTCTGACAACATAATGCGCGTATCTCGTCAAGAATTTTGTCGGACGCAGGCGCGGGAATACCCTTTTTCAATGCTTCGATTTCTGCGTCCCGTTCAACTAATACTTGCAACAAATATTTGAATACATTTAACAATATTTCCATGCCTGTTTACCTCTTATTTGACGGTATAAATGCAAAAAATACCGTAAATGCTAACCACAAAAAATTAAAATATTCCGATAGGTCATGCCCGAATAATTCCGCACCCGAAGTGATTAACCATGCCATTATTAACCCTTTTAACCCGAATATTAAAACCGCAAGAATTAACGCAAATATTATAATTATGATGTTTGACATTTCGCTTGTTCCTTTCTTTTGTTCATTTCGGCGATTATTACTTCAAATAATCTGTATAATTCGTCGTCGTTGCAAGAACTTATATATTGACTTAATGTTTGATTGACCGCCATTTTGCCCCCTTAATCCCTTAATTGAATCGGCATAATAATTGATTTTGATTCGACACCCTCAGCCTCATTGACCGATTCAACCGTGACGCACGACAACGGCGAATTGTTTTTGAACGCAAATTTTATAATATTTGTTCGCGGATTGACTGACATTCTTTTTAAATCCTCAACAAAACTGACATTCAACGCGATTTGCGTGTATTCGTTTTCTTTTGCCTTTTCAAGATTCGGGAATAGTTGTTTATATTTCGGATATTGCCCGTCTATTGAATCAACAACATAGACAATTTTGTTTGCGGGGTCATTGATTCTTAAATTTTCGGGGGTCATTGTAAATTCTAAATAATCGACATAATGTTCGCTATGAATACAAATATTTTTCAAAAATTGTATTTTCCCCAACATTACCCCGTTGTAAATTGCTTCGCATGCGCCCTCTGCTTCTTCGACTGTGATTTTATTAACAAGAAGACGATTTCCGTCCGTTGAAATAATACGCAACGCACCGTTTTCAAATTCAAACTTGATTCCCGATAACAAATTGCTTATTCCACAATTTGCGCTTGTTTGAAAATTTGCTTTAATAACTTTTTTGAATATTGATTTTTCAATTTTAAATGTTGCTTGCATTTTCTTTTTTGATTTTTTGTTTGTGTTTTTCATTTTCTTTGCTCCTTTTTATTACCAACTAATTTTCGTCAATCCTTTTTGTTCTTCTACTGAATACCCGTTTTCCATGAGTTCCAATATAATTTCGGGCGGGATTGTTCCCGTGATTTTCGCTTCGTCGCGTCCTTTGTCAATGTTATGTTTTATCAAGTTTTCAATTTCTTTTCGGAAATTTGCGACTTTGCTTTCGTCCGTTTTTTCTCTTGCTTGCTTTGCGCTTAACATGCGACCCTTACCCCTTTTTAATTTGTTTGTACGTTTCTTCAATCAATCCGTATTTTTTCAAGTTTTCAATTTCTTTTTGCGCTTCCAAAAAATGCGGGATTGCTACTTTTCCATAGTTCATGACTTGAAAACGTCTTGAATAATAGGCAAATAACCATTTTTCCATTTTTTCAAGTTGTTTTGCTTTGTTGTTTTCGATTCTTTTTTTGATGATTGAAATTACTTTCATGCCTGTTACCTCTCTTTTTATTTGTGTACTTGCATTGTTAAAATGTTGTTTTTTGCGAACATTTCGCAATTTTTCGGGTCGTCGTCTATCGCGCAAAATATATGATAGTTTTCGCGTAATATTTCCACCCACCGTTCTTTGACGTTTTCGGAACTGTCAAAATTCTTTGTCGGACGCATTATCAACAAATAAGGGAAAATCCTATTTGCATATTGTCCGATTGCCATGTCGATTTTCGCTTTTGTTTGCGATTCGATTTCTTGCGCCCTTGCGGTCAAGAATATAATTCGGAATCCTTTTTCGGCGAACGCTTCAACAATTTCAATGACACGGGAATCAATTTCGACATCGTAATCGTTTGCATGCCTGTTGAAATATTCCCACTTTGAATCGCCTGTCAATCCGATTTCGTCAATCTTTTTTAATATATGTCCCGTGTGTAATAACACCCCGTCAATATCGCAAATAATCGCTTTTTGTTTCATTTTCAAAAGTCCCCCATTCTCATTTGTTCGTAACTTATTTCTTCCACGTCTTCAATAAATTTCATTTGTCTTTTTTCGTCTTCGTACCGCTTGACGCTTGCTTTGAAATAATCGGGGTCTTTTTCAAAACAAATAAAATTGCGCCCCGTATTATAACAAGCAATCGCCGTTGTTCCGCTTCCTGAATAACAATCAAGAATCAACGCGTTTTTATTTGTACGCATTTTCAAAATCCATTCAAAAAGCGCAACGGGTTTTTGTGTCGGGTGGATTTTCCCGTCTTTCAATGCTGACGCGCGGGAATATGTGAAAATCCTTAACGCTTTATCAAAAGACGTCCACGCAAGTTCGCCGTCTGCAAGACTGAAATCGCGTTGACCTTTGTCCCAAACAAACCACCCTTGACTTGCGGGCAATAAGTCCGCGAAATAATTTCCGCCCCATATAACTTGATTTTTTGAAACTCTTATCATTTCCGACAAGTCTTCTTTTGTCGGTCGTTCTTTGTCCCATTCTTTCAAGTCCCACGATTTATACCCATGTTTGTGGTACGGGTCTTTTTTGACTAATTGTCGCGTAATATCAATCGCATACGGCGGGTCGGTCAATAATAAATCGACGCATTTGTCGGGCAATTCGCGAATATAGTCGCGAAAATCCGCATTGATTATTTTGTTTTTGATTGCGTCAATTATCATGCCTGTTTTTCTTCCTTTACGATTCGATATTCAAGACAATATGTCGGTGCATTCTTTTTCGGTCGTTGTTTGAACTCGTAACCGTCCAAACCTTTTTCGCGGGCGCGTCGGAATGCTCTATCCGCCGAACTTGATTTCAATTTTTGTTGCATTTGATAATTTGAAAACCACCCACGCTTCAATAGCGAAACGACTTTTTGTTCCTGTGTTTGCTTCTTAACTGCGTTTTGCATTTTTAAAGCCCCCCATGCTTGTTATTTCTTTTCTGAATAGGTGATAAAAAAGACATAGCGTAATTTTCGGATTTGCTTCGGCGGGAATTGCAATTTTCAAGAATACATTGTTTATATGGACGCGCGCCGTATTTTCCGATACGTTCAACACTTCGGCAATTTCCTTGACTGAGAAGCCCGAAGCATACAAAGACAATATTTCAACTTCGCGACGCGTCAATCTCTTTGACAACAAATCTTTTAATTTTTTACCCTCAAAAAATCCTCTTATATCCATTAAAACCACCTATTTTTTATCAATTAACTTGATTTCGTTTACGTTTATATATGTTTTTGTCCGATTTGTTCCGTCTTGCGTTTTGTATGAATCAACCGCAAGTCGTCCGTTTATCATGACCGTACTTCCTTTTTTGCCATATTCCCCGATAAAATCGGCTTTGTTTCCCCATGCGCGACAATCAATCCATGTCGTGATGTTCCCTTTGTCTTTTCCTGCATATTCGGAAATTGCGACGGAAAAATTAACGACGCGACTTCCCGATTCAAAATACTTCATGTCGGGGTCTTGTCCTATATTCCCCGTAATACAAACTTGATTGATGTCTGACATTATTTCTTTACCCCCTTAAATTCTTTTGAAAATATCATTTTTGAATATTCCGACAAGTCTTTGATTAAGCATTTGCGGACATTTTGAAATTCGTCTTTTGTCGCGCAATCCTCGTCAAAATATCGACTTATCAAATATTTTGAAGTCATAAGCGCATAAAACCCGATGTATAAATCCGTTTTGTCGGGAAACGCAAAAGACAAGCATTTTTGCATTTTACGAATTGTGTTTTTGATTCTTTTTTCTTCAAAATCGTTTATTTGCATATTGCCCCCTTTGTCAAACGGTAGTCGTCCCCTTGCATTTTGACCGTTACGCAATTTTCAAGAAGACGGCTAACCATTGACCGCCCTTTGTTATATTTGCGCCCGTCAACATCAATGACGTAATTGTTTTCTAAATCCGACAAACCGCCCTCGATAGTGATAATCGTCGGCAATTCATTTTCATAGCGCGCGTTTATGATTCCGTATATTTCGGAACATAGCCACACCGTGCCGTTTTCTTTTCCTAAATCGTCAATCAATAAGACGTCAACATTTCGCAATTCTTTTCGTTTGCTATCGTCAAAAGATTTCAATTCGTCAACTAACGAAATAACATTCAAAACTTTGACGGGGAATCCGTTGTCAAGAATATTATTTGCAATCGCGCATGCAAGATGTGTCTTGCCTGTTCCGACGCTTCCTTGACCGATAAAAAGAATATTTTTTCCGTCTTCAATATTTTTTGCGATGTTCTGCGCATAATTCAACGCTTTTTCTTTTGCGTTTTTCTGCATAGCATTTTCAACGTTGTAATTTTCAAACGTTCTTTTTGAAAATTTCTTGTTGATATTTGCTTGTTTGCGGTATTTTTCCGCTAAAATCACGCGACGTTGTTCTTTCAAATATTCGTCAACTTCTTTGACGTTGCCGTTTTCGTCGAACATTTCGCGGGCGCGTTGCGCAACTTCGGAATTTTCGTTAAAATATGCGTACGATTCCAAATATATTAAATCGTTGCCGTTCTTTATTGTTTCAACATTTGCGCCGAATCTGAATTTTATATTTTCCATTAGTCGATATACCTATCCCAATCAGTCCCCGACGCTGATTGATTTTGATTTTGCGTCTTTTGAAATTCGATTTTGTCTTCTTTCGACAACGGGTATATTGATTGCCAACCGCGCGCGATTGTATTATCAACAAGCGCATTCGCAAGTTCGACATTGTTTTCGGACATACGCGCAAATTTTAAAAAAGCGTTTTTGACTGAATCACCCGTTTTATATTGCTTTTTGATGTCCGTTTTATATTGCAAAAACCGCATGAAAGAATCTGAGAAAATAGTATATTTCTTTGCTTCTTCGTCTTCCGCGATAAGTTTTTGAAAAAAACTTTTCGCAACAAAATTCTTTTTCTTTTCTTTTTTTTCTTCTTTATTTATTTCTTTATCTAATTCTTTTTCTATATCTTTATCTATATCTAAACGCGTAACGGTTGCGTTACTGTTGCGCAACATTGCGTCACTATTTTCTTTTTTTGCTTCAAGCAACAATTGTTTTTTCTTTGCTCTGCTTTTGCGCATGCGCATTTTTGCCAACTCGCGTGCGCGCTCCATTCCCTCGATATTCTGATATTTTTCCCAATTAGTGATATAAATTCCTTGTTGCGTTACAATTTGAATCATTCCGAAACGTTCAAACGTGCTTAATGCTAATCGGATTGTATTCAACGGACGGTTGAACACCGTTGAAAGCATTTCGTCCGTGTACGGGATTTCTTTTCGGAAATACAAAAAACCGTTGTCGTTAATTTTCCCCGCCGTGATTAAAAGTTTTAACCAAATGACGATTATCGCGTCGCCGTCGGGCATTTGTTCAATAAGCCTGATTGCTTCATCATTGAACAAATCACAACTAATTTTTATCCATTTGATTTCTGCCATTTTTTAAACTGCCTCTGATTCTTCCTCTAATAGTTCCGCTTGTTTCCATTCAAGCAATTTTGCGATGTAGCGGACACGCATGAAGTCGCGTTCTTCGTCCGAACATTGTTCCGACGGTAAGCGAATAATCAATCCGTATTCTTTAACCCGCTTCCCGCTATAAACGGGCTTTTTTAGACAATATTCCATGCCTGTTCTTCCTTTTAATTTTGCAAGTCTTCAACGTCGTTATGTTCGATAAAATATTCAAGAATGCGTCTTCCCACCTCTGCCTTTGGTATTTTTAATTTGTACGCATATTCGACGAGTTTTTGCATTGTTGAAATTTTGATACTTGTTGAATAACCTGTTTTAAAATCTTCCATTTTTAACCTCTTTCACTTTTGTTCTAAAACTTTTGTTAAAATTTATTAAGAATTTACGCAATACAAATTCGCTCAAGTATTGATTTTATTTCGTACTTGATTTAATATATTATTTAATAAATTCTTAATTGAACAACTTGATTATGAAACAATTGTATTAAAAATTAAAACATTTGTCAAGCAATTAAGTTAAAATATTTTTACATTTGTTTTAAAGTGAGGTTTTAAATGCGTTTTAACAAAGTTTATGAACTAATAGAAAAACACTCAAAAGCCCCGTTGCGTCCTGTTGACGTTGCAAAGGCACTTAATGTTTCGCGTTCTAATATTAACTATAAACGCGACAAAAACGTTAATTTGAACGATGAAGAAATTGAAAAACTTGAAAAATTCTTTAATATGAATTTGACTGAATCGGCATGCCAAACTGCAAAACTAATTGAAGAATTAGAACAAAAAAGACAAGTTAATGACAATCTTGCACAAATTGAATACTTCCCCGACGTTTATTTGTCGGCGGGTTATGGCGTGGAAGTGTTGGACGAATATTCCGAAACCGTTGTAATTGACGAACGGTTTTTAATGTCCGAACGGGGCATGCGCGTCAATCCGAAAAATTGTAAAATGGTTCGTATTTCGGGAAATTCCATGTTCCCCGAATATCATCATGGCGACCGCGTAATAATAGACGAATCCGACCAAAACTTGACGGACGGTCAAATATACGCTTTTCGATATGACGGTCAATGTTATGTCAAAGAAATTAACCGCGCGGGAAATAAAATCAAATGTATTTCAGTAAATAAAGAATATGAACCGTTTTTCATCGAACGCGATGTCGATTTTAAAGTTTTCGGACGTATTCTTCCGCGTATTAGATTATAAGAGGTGTTGCAATGTTTTATCTATTTCTTTTTATTGCTATTTTAATTTTTGCAATCTTTGCAATTAAATCAGGTGTTCAAGCTCTTTTGAATCAATCTGCGCCCGCTGACATCGAAAATTTGAAGCCTTTTTTATGTAGTGTTAGCAATTTACGCAAAAAGGACGGAAACGTCAAAAAAGGCGATTGTGTAATCTCATTTGACGATGTTTCGTTTGTTATTTCGCAAAGCGAAGAAAAAATCGAAAATGACATTGAATCAATTTACTATTTTGATATATGGGACTATAAAGACGAAACGTATTTCAAGATTCGCATGCGTTCAAAAACGGAATATATTTTCAAGTCGATTCATTTTGAAGCCGACAAAATCGCAAGCTATTTAAGACAAAAAGGAATCAAAATTGAAGACAACCGAGAATAATAACAAAGCCGTATTGTATGCCCGCGTTTCTTCCGAACGACAAGAAAAAGAGGGGTTTTCAATTCCCGCGCAAATAAAGTTGTTGCGGGAATATGCAAGCAAAAACAATTTGAAAATTGTCGGGGATTTTGTCGAAGCGGAAACGGCAAAAAAGGCGGGGCGAACTCAATTCAACAATATGATAACGTATTTAAAAAAGCATAAAGACGTTAAAATCATTCTTGTTGAAAAAACCGACCGTTTATATAGGAATTTAAAAGACTATGTTACGATTGACGAATTAGAAAACGTCGAAATTCATTTCGTCAAAGAGGGTCAAATATTAAGCGATTCAAGCCGAAGTCAAGACAAATTCATGCATGGAATCCGCGTTCTTATGGCGAAAAATTACATTGACAATTTATCCGAAGAAATCAAAAAAGGATTAAACGAAAAAGCCGAACAAGGATATTACCCGCATAAAGCCCCTATCGGATATAAAAACGAAATATTGCCGTCAAAAAAACGAATAATTATTCCCGACCCTAACACCGCGCCATATATCAAGAAAATGTTTGAATTGTACGCAACGGGTCGTCAAACATACGCTTCAACCGCAAAAATATTAACCGAAGACGGGTTCCGACCACACGGGCATAAATGCACCGAAAAAATTGTTGAACGCGTTTTGAATAATCCGTTTTATATAGGCGCGTTCAAATATCGCGACAAATTGTATTCAGACGGACGACACGACCCCCTAATTGAAAAAGATGTATATTTTATCGTTCAAAAATTATTAACGCAAAAATACCCCACAAAACCCCGCAAACATGATTTTGCATATAACGGATTGATAAAATGTTCAAATTGCGGTTGTCAACTTGTCGGGGAAATTAAAAAAGGCAAATATATATATTATCATTGTACTAACGCAAAAAAAATGGACGCGTCGAAGCCGTCTATTCGTGAAGATAGAATCGAAGACGCGTTCGCGGGATTTTTGAAACAACTTGTCATGCCTGTTGAAGAATTTGAACGCTTAAAAACCGAAATAAAAGCGTTTATAAATCAAAATTGCGATTATATAGAACAAAAAACCGCCGAAATAAAACGACGAATTGACGTTTTAAATCGACGGTTGAGCAAATTATATGACGAACATATCGACGGAATGATTGACGATAATTTGTATTTTAAAAAGCGGGACGAATGGCAAAAAGAACTTGACGACTTATGCTTTGTTTTTGAAAAGACTGCGTCGTCAAATCGAAATTTGATTGAAGACGCGGAAACAATAATCGAACTTTCAAAAGACGCGTATTCATTATATTTGCGACAATCACAAAAAGAAAAAGCGGAATTGATGAAATTATTAACAATCGAACTTTTGTTCGACGGTCAAAACCTAATAATAACACCGCATTCCGCTTTTGCTAATATCATAAATTTATTAAATTGTCATAAACTGGGCATGAAGAGACTCGAACTCCCATGCGTTAGCACCAGTTCCTAA